CAAGACATTTTTGATGAAGACGCAAGCCGTGAAGCAATGCAGAATACATACACTAAAACTGTAAATGCACAGCTTAATAGATTTAAAAAGTCTTGGGGAACAAAAATTAATTCTTTTGATGAATTAGATCCAAATGATCTTGAGTTAAAGAAATTTAACATAAGAGAAGTAGGTCTAGGGGATTGGACAGAAGATTTAGCAAAGGGAGAGCTTTCTGACAGATTTGAGAACATTGCTATTTTTCCTACAAAAGAAACCGCCGCTAGTTTAAGGACTGCTTATAGAGACGGTGGTATTGAAGGTGCTTTAGGAGCAACAGCTAGTAAGAGTGTGTTACCTAAACTAAACGAGGATGATTATTTTACGCTTAATGATATAGCAGAAAGTCTTTATGGTGTCGGGTTAGAAGATTTAGATTATGACCAATTAGGTGAGTTATTTTTCAGTAATACTAAATCTTTTGATTATGAAACTGTTGGCGATAGAATTATTTTTGAAGAACTTGCAGATGTTGTAGACGAGACTTTTAGAACGTTTCAGTATAGACCTAATGTTGGTGATCCTACTATGGTTAAAGGTGCTTCTATAGATATTAACGAGGCAATGACTAAATCTATGTCAGAAGGCGTTTCTTTATGGGGACTTAGATCTTCTAAAGCTAATCCACAAATGGAAATGAGCTTTGCAAAAAGACCGTTACGTGAAAACGAATTAGAAGTTAATTTTGATGAAGATCAAACAGTAGGAACTATTCTAGATAATATTATTGATAATGGATCGACAGACGGTAGTAACTTATCAAAAGGAATTAAATCTTTAATTGGTAGTGAAGCAAATATACCTGTTAATTTAAAAAACCTAAGAAAAGGAAACACAGGTAGATATGAAGTAGGTAAACAAGAAGAACTTATTGCAGTAGATCCTCGTGGTGTAGAAGAACATACATTGTTACACGAAATAGTACACACCACAGCTGTAACTAGAGTACCACAAAGTATTAGTGCCGCTCGTGGTTTAAAAGGTAAAGCGTACATGGATTCTTTAGACGAATACGTAGCTTCAGCTGATGCTGATAAAAACGTTGTTAGTTTAATAAATTCATTTAAAAAAGCACATGATGAAGGTCCTATTGATATTGAAGGGCTAAACCAAAGTTCCCCGTTTGGAGCTGGTGGAGCTGATATTAAAACTTTTTATGGTTTAACTAATTTAGATGAGTTTATTTCTGAATCAATGACTAATGTTAGATTTCAAGACTATCTAAGAGGAATAAAAGGATCAGGTAATAAATCTTTATGGGATGATATAATGACTGTCTTTAAACAATTCTTTGGTTTAGACACTAAAGACACATTACTTGAAGACGTTATTTCAGGTTATCAAAACTTAGTTCAAAAATCTAAACGTAACAATCCTGAACTGTACACACCTGATTCTATGAAAGCTACTTTTGGAATGAAAGATGGTACGCCAACGCCTACTCAAAAACTAATTAAAAATACACTTAACGATATTAAAGTAGAAGGCGTAGAACGTGGCGGTTATAAAGCTGTTGCAGGAGTCGGTGATGCTTTAAGAACTGTAGAAAATACAGACGATATGGCATCTTTGATGGACGATATAGAAGTTAAAATAGCTACTGATTTAAAAGCGTCTGGATCGTTATCGCCTGAAGGACTTAAAAAAGGAGGAATTGTACAAGCAGTCGAAAACGCTAAAGAAACTTATGCAGGTGCTACAGGTCAAAAATTAGATATTATAGAATCTGAAATAAAAGCCGCTGGTAAAGACGCACAAAAATTAAGACAGATTGCCGCACGTATGTACACTGTAGAATCTTTAGCTGTAGCTCAATCAAACTCTATTTATGATGTAGCAGAAAGATATAAAACTGCTAAAGAAAGCGGAGAATCTACTGATCAAATGAGAGCAGAGTTAGTTGGCGAAGTTGTAAAAATGTTACACTTAACTTCAGCAGGGTCACAACTAAGAAGAGGATTTGGTCAAGGTTTACAATCAACTCAATTTAAAAGAAGTAAACTAGCTTTAAGCGGTCAAGAAAGAGAATCACAAGAAATAATAAATCAATTCTTAGCTAATAACGATGCTAATAAAATTGACTTATTAGTTAATGATTTAGTTATGATGAAAGAACCTGAAGACGCTGTTAAAAGTATGTTAGGTTTAACTAAAACAATTCAGCATGTAGAATCAGGTACGTTCATTGAAGCGGCTCAAAATTGGTTTGTTAATTCTTTGTTATCAGGTCCTAGAACAGGAATGAAAAACATGATTGGTAACCAAGTTACACAAGCTCTATTACAAGTAGAAGCCGCTGTAGGTGGATTAATGGTTAATCCAACTATAACAAAAACAGCATTAAAAGAGTTTGGAACATTAGAATCTATGAGAGAAAGTATAAGCTTTTTCTTAAAAGCTTTTGTACGAAACGATCAGTTATTAGATATTGGAAGAAACCCATTAGAAAATACTTCTAAATCTACTAAAGACGCTGGAACTTATTTTAAAGAAGTAGGCGAAGGAGATACTATTAAGAAGATGTTTAACTTCTTTGGAGAAAACATAGTTAATTTACCTTCTAAATTACTTATGTCTATGGATGAAGTTTATAAACAAGCGGCGTTTAGACAAAATGCTAAAATGGAATTTATACTTAAAGGAATGAAATTAGGAATAAAAGATCCTGACGAACTAACAGAATATGTAACTAGAGGTTTAGAATCTGTTATGATTGATGGTCAACGTGCGTATTCGCATTCAGGAGTTGTTAAATACGCTCACGAAAAAGTTGCTCAATTAAGTGAAGAACAATTTAAATCTACAGGTAAACGTATGCGTCCTGAGCAACGTGGTATAAAAGTACAAGAAATTATAGAAAACGAAACCATGAAAAGAGCGGACGCTGTTAAATCAGTCCAAGACGGAGGATTAGGTTTAGCTACTACAGAATTAGAAAACATCGGAGCAGGTTCATTAGAGTTTGCAAGATATAGTACTTTTACAAACGATGCTGGTAAAGCCGCTGAATTAGCGACAGCGTTAACTACTTCAGTACCTGTATTAAAACTTGTATTTCCGTTTATACGTACTCCTATGAACATATTAAAATTCTCTTTTGATAGAGCTACATTTGGAGGAAAAGAAGTTGCTCGTAATTTAATGGCTAAAATGCCAGACGTTCCTGCTATTGCTCAAACACAGAAACGATTAAGACAAGAGTTAGAATCAAGAGATCCATTAACAAAAGCTAGAGCACAAGGTAAAATAGCAACATCGGTAGGTATTAACTCTACTTTGTTATATATTGCTTTGAATAATCGAGATCTTATTACAGGAGGTGGACCTAAAAGCGAAGCTGAACGTAGAGTATTAGAAGGAACAGGTTGGCAAAAATATGCGTTTAAAGTAGGTAATAAATATTATAACTACAGTGGTTTAGATCCATTAGGAACACAACTCGGTGTTATTATGGATTTAGTTGAACAGTTTGATATGGCGGCTGGTAATACTAACGAATTAAAAACTGAACCAGCAGAAGCTGTGTTTGCCGCATTATCTATTTCAATGACTCGTAATATAACAGACAAATCTTATCTTGCAGGTTTACAAATGTTAACAGATGCATTCTCTGAACCTGAACGTAAGTTCCCACGTATGGTAAGAAACATAACAGGTGGGTTTGTACCTAACGTATTATATCAAGGACAATCTATTGTTGGAGATACAACTGTTAGAGAATCAAGAAACATATCAGACGCTATTCTTAAAAAGATACCATTTGCATCTGACAGTGTAGATCCTAAACGTAATTTATTAGGAGAAGCCATTATAGCAGAACAAGTACCTTTTATTGGTCCTTTTAATCCTGCACGTATGTCAACAAAAGATGGAGACGTAGTTTTTGAAGAACTAGCAAAACTAGAACACGGATTTAGTAATCCAAGTTTAACTTACAATGGTTTAAAACTAGATAAATACCGTAACGAAAAAGGACAAACAGCATACGATAGACGTATGGAAATTATGTCTACTATGAAAATTAAAGATAAAACATTAAGACAACACTTAGAAAAGTTAATTAATAATAAAAAATATCAACAGTTAACTGACTTTAGTTTAGATGGTGTTGATAGTCCTCGTGTAAAATATTTAAATAAAATATTAACAGCATTTAGAGGAAGATCTTTACATATGATGATGAACGAGTTTCCTGATTTAAAAGCTGACCACGACAAAATGGTACTAGCTAATAGAACAGCTAAACGTGGTGGAAACGAACAAGCTATTAGAGGAGCGTTAGGATTATAATGGATTCACAACACGTCCCTCCTCTAGTTGCTGTTATTGGTATGGTTAGTACATTTACATTACAAGACGTAAATGCTATGATGGGTATTGTAGTAGGAGCTTTTACAGTAACTTACTTAATAATTAAAATTGTTAAGGAGATAAAACATGGCAAATAAAGAACTGTTAGAAGAGTTAATGAACTTAACCATAGAAGAGCTTATAAAAATTATTAAACAAGGCGAAGCAAGTCCTAGTACTCTTAATGTAGCTAGACAGTTGTTAAGAGATAATCAAGTAACTGCCGCTATAGAGGATGGAAGCCCAATGCAATCATTAGTTGATGCATTGCCTTTTGAAGAAGATGGAGATTCCTGATAAATTAAAAGACTTTCGTAATTTTTTATATTTTATATGGCATTCATTAGAACAGATAAAAAGAGATCCAACGCCTATTCAATATGAGATTGCGGACTTTATGCAGAACGGTCCTAAACGTGCTGTTGTTCAAGGATTCCGTGGTGTTGGTAAATCTTGGATATGTTCAGCTTTTGTCGTACATCAATTATTTTTAGATCCATCTAAGAACATATTAGTAGTATCAGCTTCTAAAACACGTTCTGATGATTTCTCTACATTTACTCTTAGATTAATACACGACTTACCACTGTTACAACATATGATTCCTAGACAAGATCAAAGATTCTCTAAAGTATCTTTTGATGTTGCAGGATCTGGAGCGTCTCACGCACCTTCTGTTAAATCGTTAGGTATAACTTCACAATTGACAGGATCACGTGCAGACATAATTATAGCGGATGATGTTGAAGTAGCAAACAACTCAGCCACTCAACAAATGAGAGATAAACTCTCAGAACAAATAAAGGAATTTGATGCAATTATTAAACCAAATGAAGAAAGCCGTATTATTGTATTGGGAACGCCTCAATGCGAAGATTCACTCTATACTAAACTCAGCGATAGAGGCTTTGAGACAAGAGTCTGGTCCGCCGAAAAAGTAGGTAAAAAACGTGCAGACGAAGTATACGGAGATACTCTTAGTTCTCTGTGTATAGATGATGATAGGATTGGGGATACTTCAGAGCCTACTCGCTTTACAGACTTTGATTTAAACGAAAGGAAGTTATCTTATGGATCCGCAGGTTATGCTATGCAGTTCATGCTTAATCCTAGTCTTAGCGACTTGGATAGGTTCCCACTCAAGCTAAGTAATTTAATTATACAACATATAGACCCCGATGTAGCCCCTGAGAAGTACGTATGGGCATCTTCTACAGAGTTGGAATACCAAGAGCTACCTAACGTAGGACTGCGTGGAGACAGGCTATATCGTCCGTTTAAAACGGTAGGAGACATGATACCTTATACAGGTAGTGTTTTAGCTATAGATCCGAGCGGTAGAGGTAAAGACGAAACAGGCTATGCTGTAGTAAAAATGCTTAACGGAAACTTATATGTTCCAGAAGCTGGAGGATTACAGGGCGGATATGATGAACCAACGCTTTTAGAACTAGCTCGTATAGCTAAAAGAAATAGCGTTAATGCTATTATAGTAGAATCTAACTTTGGTGACGGTATGTTTAATTCTTTAATACAACCAATACTTCGTAAAGAGTATCCTTGTATGATTGAAGAAGTTAGACATAACACTCAAAAAGAACTACGTATTATAGATACTTTAGAACCGCTATTAGCAACACATCGACTTATTATTGATCCTAAAGTTATTGAGAACGATTATAAAACAGCTCAAAAATATCCTGCTGAGTCTCAGTTAAGATATATGTTAGCTTACCAGTTAACTAGGGTCACACGTCTTAGAGGAGCATTGATGAAAGATGATAGAATCGATGCTTTAGCTATGGGTTGTGCTTATTGGGTAGAACAAATAGCCCAAGACGCTGACGTTAAAATAGCGGAACGTAAAGAAGAACAAATAAAACAAGAACTAGAAACATTCATGGATCAGTTCCATAAAAGGAACAAGAACTCCACCACCACGACTTGGATCTAACCTACATCATATATTATATATAAACTATAGTAAAATTATAGTAGAACTATAGTAGGGTAGTAGTAGAAGTAGTACATGTATCGTTATGTTATTAGTATATAAATATATATAGGGGGGAAAACTACGAGTCAAGTTCAAATTTAAATTGTTTTTTCTTTACAAAATTAATTTCATTCTCAAGAATGTTGAAGACGTAAGAGTTTTACTAAATACTTCTACTATTGTGTTACCTCCCAGTCCTGAGCACTGACATAAAAAGGCTTAATTATTTATGATAGAGAATGAAATAACAATGTTAATGGACTTCCTGTGGGCTTTCGCAGTTACAGGATTAATTTATTGTGTGTGGTTATTTCTTACTGAGGATTGGTAATGTGGGATTCATTAAAAGAAAACTTAGCGGAAGGGTCTATAGTTTTCGAAGGTATGGATGACTGTATTATTGGTATCTCGCATGAAAACACATTGTGTTACAGCTACGCACAAATGATTAAACATTATATCTTTGCAGGTTGGACCTGTGAAGAAGCTATACTTTATTTAGAAGAACATGTATGTCACGATGTAGAAGGCTTCGTGCTTGTCTACGAAACTGATTATATGTTTAGTAATTATGGAGGTGATAATGACAGCTAGTTGTTGGGTTTGTGGTTCTGAACTAATTTGGGGAGGCGACCACGATGTTGAAGATTCAGAAGAATATTCTATTGTAACTAATTTATCGTGTAATAACTGTGGAAGTTACCACGAAGTTTACCATTCAAAGAAAAACGGAGAATAATAGTGAGTTTATACGAAAATATAAATAGACGAAGAAGACTAGGTATTAGCCGCAGTAAAAAGAACTCGACTATATCTAAGAAGAATTATGACAACATGAAGAAAGGCTTCCCTAAAAAGAAGAAAAAATAAATGATTCATAATAAGAAAAAGAAACCAGTAAAGAAACCCAAACCTTATTGATATGGCTAGAAAAAGTTTAAGTTTACGTAAAGAACACAAATCTAAAAAAGGTGGTCTTACTAAAAAGGGTCGGGATTACTACAACAGGAAAACAGGATCTAATCTAAAAGCTCCACAACCACAAGGAGGAGCTAGAAAACGTTCTTTCTGTGCTCGTATGTCAGGAGTTAAAGGTCCTATGAAAGATAGTAAAGGAAGACCTACTAGAAAAGCTTTAGCACTAAAACGTTGGAAGTGTAGAAAAAAATAAACACGTTCAAGCCTCGGCTCGGAAGTAGTACATAGTGTACGAAGGAACGCTAACATAGGAGACATACTATGGAGTATACCTTAAACTATCGAGGTGCAACTTACGTTAAGTATATTAAGTTGGACAAATAAATACTGGGGCTATATGCCCCTTTTGTTTTGTTAAAAATTTCTGAGAGGGTATATATAACGAAAAAATTAACCCGATCCCCCCAAACCCCCCAAAAAACTCTTAATTTTCGTAGAAAATGTCGCAAGATTTGTCACAAAGTGACAGCAAAGTCCTTTGTTTGTTGGCTCCGCATCGGTTTATAAAACCGAATAGCTAGGTTGATTGCATTTGTTTACCTTCAAAGCTTGAGATTTTAATCTCACGTTTTTTTGTAAACAGGTGTTTTTTGTTTGGCTGGTTCCAACGCACAGGCGGTACCGCAGGATTCATCGCCAGTACTGTGTGCTCACGATCACTCACGCACAGTCCGAGGCAATCAGATGCAGGACGGCGTGTGTGTTACGCATCATGTGTGAAGCTCACCAATTCCTTCGCATTCTGATCGGATTATGATCGCATCATCCACGGATCATACACACGTAAATTCACACGTGTTTTCACACGCATAATGCGTAGGTAAAATCACGCACTATTTAATGATTGCTTTATCGGCTTCGATCAGTGCTAAACTATAAGGCATCAAATCAAACAGCCGACAAACGGCGGAAAGGTAACATATGAAATATGACGGAAGTTATAACGGAATCAAACGACAAGTCG